CGCACAATCTCCTCAATCGAGCGCCCGTTCCCTGCGAGAGTCTTATTCTCAGCGTCATGAGGCAGCCAAAGCGTGTCAAAGACGTATCCAAAGGTCTGGCACTTAGCGAGAATATCCGTCATTTTGGTTTGATTGACCTCAAAGTAACGAATTAGCCTGTTTTCCATGCCGACAAACTGGAGAAACCAAACTGCCGTCATGTCTGACCAGCCAAGATCGAAGATCATGTGTACGGGCTTCGTAGCATCGTAAGGAACTCGGGTAATTCTTTCCTCAAGCTCTGCCATGTTGATCTCTTTCTGGAAGATCGCACCGTCCACGGTCTTACGGCATAAACCTTCCCAGACTGTGTTGTAGGCTTCTATGTCTCTAGCCCTGAGCTGATCTTTTTCCTCTTTTAGAGTCTGCGGAAACCATGGGTTATCGGACCAGTTTATTTTTTGAACAATAGAGTTTTGTGGTGGATTTAACACAAAGCGCACATAAGTCTCGTCCGTCTCGAGCTCAGGGTTAAACGTAATCCATATCTCAGACTTTTCTTTTCGGATGGTTGGGATTAATACGTCCCAACTCATTCGGCTCACCGTTTGACTTTCCTCTACCCAGCAGACATCAGCGCCTTCGTGCGACTTTACGTTGGCAACATTGTTCTTTAAGCCGACAAACGAAAATTCTGTGCCGTTTTTGCCACGAATAGAGTTTTGTGTGATCTCATAGAAACCGTCTAGCCCAAGCGCTAAGATTTGATCGCAAAGCAGCTTATGAACCGAGTCTTTCATGGAAATCATATATTCCCGGGCGCATAATATTCTGAGAGTTTTCTGAGCGCCTTTGATTAATAGAGCTCTGGCCACGCCCCAAGACTTCGCTCCTCCCCTTCCACCGTACAAGATTCGATACCTTGAATAATCAGGATGGAACAAGCATTGCAGCTTTTGAGGAAATTCAACTTCCGCTAGGTTCTGCATTTTTAAACACTATTTGGAAACCTTCAATTGCAGAGCCATCTGGGTTTGCTATCTTAGTCGTGTTGGTTTCTCCCCAACCCATCTGCGCTTTAGTCCACCAAATCATGGCGGTGGTGTCGCCCTTCTCAGCTTTGTTAAACAGCGTCTGAGCAATACGAGCCGATGCTTGCGCTTTACCCAAAGCCAGTTCGGGAGCGTAATACTTGCGTAAAGTCTTATCACTAATGCCAATGAGCGCCCCGATCTGCTCGTGCGGAAGACCCAGACCAGCAGCTCTTTTTGCCGTTTTTCTTAGTTCATCGTTTGGTTCATGTTCAAGCATATTTTTATAGGGGGTAAATGTTTAGGACTATTTTATTATGTTTTGTACTCAAATGTTGCCGTTAGTCTATCTACTGAATGTGATTTGCTGATAGCTAGACCATTGTTGGATTGTGGAACTCTGCTAGGTTTTCGTGTCATTACCCAATTTTTACTGTGTTTCAGACCGTGAATAAACGCTGGAGAGCTTGTCACAAGGGAAATACGCATTTTCTGTCTTTTGTACTTCTTTGCGATCTCGCTCATAAACATCGTACCGAGCCCAATTCCTTGATAATCTGGCTTCACCACGATTCTGTGAATCTTTTTCATATTTTTAACAGAAGGGTGCGGAAAATGCAATACTGAACACCAAGCAACTGGATGATTCTTAATTTCACAAATATATTTATGGGCTGCTTTGTTGTGTTCATGACTCAAATAGTGAAAGTCCATGAATTGACCCCATTCTGACTGACTTGCTTCTCTGATCTTACATTCAATGAGTGGTCGACAAAGTGACCTCCGAGAAAATTGCATCGTATTACAGTCAAATACCCAATCTGGCTCTAACCATTCTTCTATGTCATAGTGACAGGAAAGCGCTATAAACTGCTTATTCTGCTTCCTAATGAACTTTTGAATAGCAGCTGACCCTATACACGCTACTTGTCTGTCAACGACTGAGGTGAACTCGTCATAAATGAATGGCTCTTTGCAGTTTAAAATCAATCTGGCCAACTCAGCTCTCATTTTCTGACCGTTTGAAAGCACAGAAAAGGGCTTTAACCAGTCAGGGGGAGATGCAAACCCAACTTTTGACAGTATTTCTGTGATGTCTTTAGCTGAATGATCTCCAAAATCATCAATAATTGACTGCCCAACCCATTCAAAACCCTCAAAAAACTCATAATTCTTGAATATTTGCTTGGCAATTGTAGTTTTTCCAGTTCCTGACGCTCCGACAATCAATCCTATATTCCATTTAATATCTTCAATTGGAATATTTACATCAAAAGTTTTAGAAACAACGTTCATTTCACAGTCAAACATTGATTTGACTTTGTTTGCTTTAAATGAATCTGAGGTTTTAGACTCAATTACAAACTTTGCACTCGGCATTTATAACCCTCAGTATTGAGTCGATTAAATATCTTCTCTTGCTCTGCCTCGTCTTCACATTCAACAATAATATTAAATACTTCGTTGTAATTTTGAGATTTTATATTGTCTTCTTCGTTCATTTCGTCAAACATCTTACCAAGCTCGATTTCGTCAAACCCTAGCAAAGTAATATCAAAATCATCGTCAGATAACGCTTGAATCTCAATTTTTAGTAATTCTTGCTCCCAATCAGCATTTAATGCCAATTTATTGTCTGCAATGATTAATGCTTTCTTTTGTGTATGCGTTAAATGATTGAGCTCAATAACGGGAACTTCTGACATTTCTAGCTTACGAGCTGCCATCAAGCGCCCGTGTCCAGCAATAATCCCTTTTTCCCCATCAATTAAGATGGGGTTTGTCCACCCAAACTCTTTGATAGAAGCAGCAATTTGAGCCACTTGCTCGTCTGAGTGCTTCCTAGAGTTGTTGACGTAAGGGATTAAGTCTTCAACTTTAAGCTGCTGGATTTGCATCTGTTTCGGGCTTTTGGTTTGCTGGGTTCTCAGGATGAGCGTCAAACTGATCTTTTCCTTCTACGTTGAGTCTGTGATGTAAATCTGCAACAAGCTCAAATGGTAGTTTTCTGAGTCCAGCTAGGATCAGGTCTAGTTCTTCTACTGTGTGTGATAAATCAATCTTAATCATTTCTTTCCTTGTTTGTGTCTACGGCCCGGGCCTTTTTTGGTTGAGTGAAAGTTCTTTCCTGATCGCCATTTCATGAATAAATGCTCATCCACGCCCATAGCGATTAATAAATGTACGGCTAAAGTGCTCATTTCTTCTTTTTGGCCTTTTCAGCCTCACGTTTTTCGGAATAGGCTATTGCCACGGCTTGTTTAACAGGCTTTCCTGCTTTAACTTCGGCTTTGATGTTCTCTTTAAACGCTTTGGGTGATGTTGATTTCTTGAGTGGCATTAGCATTTCCAGTTCTTAAGTGATGCCTTGGCTCTCTCCGCTGGGCCTTTGGCGTTCTTTACAACTCCTTCCATCCTCGCACAGAAAGATGCCTTTCGGCCTTCGTCTTTCTTTGTTTTGGGGTTGGGAGCAGGCGGTTTCAAGTTTGATCCGTTCTTTGCGTTGTACTCAGCACGACCTTTAGCCGTCATTCCAGCGCCTTTTTCGGTAGGATTGTAGGTTTTACCCTTTCCCGTTGTTTTGTGCTCAATGGGTTTGTCGTGCTTTTTCATTTCTTTGCGGTCTTAGCAGACTCTTTAAATGCTTTTGCGGTCGGAGCACCCTTAGAACCTGGCTTTCTCATCTTTTCAACAGGCTTACCTTCTGCCTTTTCTTTGGCAATCCGTTCCTGTTTGGCATGAATATTAGCGTATAAACCGTTTTTAGGCATCTTGTTCCTCCACAAAACAGACATCTTGCCAAGACATAACGAGGAATTTCTCGTCCCCGTCCTTAAAATTGTGATATTTCAAATATTCGTCTTTATAGTCCTTGGCTAAAGTACCAAACCAGACTTTATCCCCGACTTTTAAACCCTCCTCAGCAGCCTCGTCCCCAACTGCGGTTACATAACCACAAGTATCCACCTCAGCCGTCTGAATGTAAAGGACTGATTGAATTCTAGGTACGGGTTTGACTATTATTTTGTCTTTTATGGGTTTCATGGGATTTGTCTCCCACTAAGTTTAGGTCTTCCGGGCTTTCTTTTGGCCTGTATGTCCACAGGCTTGGCAATGTCCAAACCCTCTCTTTTCTCTGCTTCTGAGACCAAATTCTCTATCGTATCGGGTAGATCAGAAAAGACCGTAGGCAGATTACCCACGGTCAAAGTTGTCTTTTCAACAACTGCAAATTCTCCGCACCACTCCGTAGCGTGACGGTTCTGATACGTTGGATAACGCCTACATTGGCCTAAATCCTGATTCGGCTGTAGATCAAAATGTCTACATAATCTACAATTACTATTAGCCACATCAACTCCTTGATAGTTGTTTTGGTTAGTAGAGGCCCGTGTGCTCCCACGGGTTCTCTACGCTTTACATTTCTTGGGCGTGACCTACACGAACGTGAGAATAACATTCTCTTTCTTTAGAACCATCGTTCATTTCGCCCATACGGCCGTCATGGTGACCAGCGTGAGCAGCTGGGCGCATACCCATTCCGTCAGCCTTACCCATACCGACTCCACCCATGATCGGGGCTTTACGCTCTCCGCTGGTGTCGCTAGATGTTGCGCCTTTAGGAGCTTTTGCGCCTGTTGTAGATGGAACGCCACCGTACTCTTTGTCAACTTTGGAAACACGAACTTTCTTTTCGCCAGTCATGTCGCTAGAAGTTGCACGCTTTGGGAGTTTTTCCCCTGATTCTGCACGAGTTGAATACATAATAATCCTTAAAAATAAGTTTTCTTGCAAGAAAAGCTCTTTCGAGCACAGTCATTTTATCTGATTATTCTTTATTTTCAACAAATATTTTAAACAGAATGACCAAGGAAAATCCCAAAAAAGCCACGCTTGCCCCCAAAACCAACAAAAAGTAAATGAGTAAGATGTTCATTGGAAGTACGACTGCCTCTTAGGTAAGCATTGAATATCTATCACAATATCGCTGTACATCCCACTAATAATGCGCTTAGACATGACCGGGACGGCTCTCAGCCCGTCTTGTTCGCATTGAATAGTGGCAGAAACGACCTCAGAGCGACTCATTTGCTGCGCTTGTGGCTCAACCCTCACAGGCACAATTGGCACGCCTAAAGGCTCTACCCGGGTCTGAGCGCACCCAGCTAACAGGGCAATAAGCAGTAAATATCTCATTCTTTGATTCTCCTCAAAGCCTTGAGCTTCTGAGTTGTGCCGTCAAAGACAAACTCTACGTTGTGGTTTCCTATCTTAGAAAACTCTAAATAATCACCCTGAACGCCAAGTTTAAACTTTACACAAGCGCTGACGGCAAAGTCTTTTTTCTCCTCAGCCATGACTTCTACGCTAATTAGTTTGGTCTTGTCTTTATTCCAAACGGCTTTTACTTTGTTTTTCTCGTCAATTTTCCATTCTTCTGTGATATTCATTTATTTAGCTCCTTCAATTTATTTTCTATTGCTTTTGCTAATTTAGTTGGAAAACCTGCGTTTTTTATTACCAAATCAACAATTTGCTCATTAGTCAACTCTACCCATTCTTTAGTTTGTGGTGTGGTGTAAAGAGGCGTTTCATGCCATCCTTCACGACCTGACTTATCCCAACGACTCCAACTCAAAATAGGGTCATTGTCACCATTTCCGTAAACGTAAGCCACAGGATCATCTTGCTCTTGCTTTGGTTGTGGCTTGATGTAAAGAGGTATTTTTGGCAAATTAGCTACTGTTGGAGTTTCCCAAGATGTGTATTTAGCCCACTCAAGTTTACGTTGTTCAACATTAATATATGCCACAGGCTCATCCTGCTCTTGCTTTAGTGCTTCTTCTAAAGTGAAAATAATTTCTTCTGTCATTGCAACGCAATCTGATGCTAAATTTTCTTGACCTTTAAATGGCTTTACGTTTCTCAGAAAGACTAAATTTATTTCCAATACCTCTAGCGCTTGTTGCATTGCTTCTTTAGTCATACAGCCCTCATCACTCGTTGGTTACGACCTGAGAAACCCGGGCGCTTCTCTCCTGTGTCAACAATCAATCCTTTCTTCATCAAAGGACGATAGCGAGGAGTAATTGAACTTGCCCGGTACTGCGCCAAAGCAGACTCTACGTCTTGGCTAATACACCCGTTAGGGAAGCTCTTAATCACGTCTAGGACGAGTTGTTCCATCTTGTTAACATCTACTGTCTTTGCTGCCTCCTTTGACGTTTGTGGGTCTGTTTTACGGGCAAACGCCATCAAATCGTCAGGGAAGTAGGCTTTTAACGTCTCATATAAATCAAATTTGTTCATAATTTATCCTTATTTATCTG